ATGTCATTGCGCCAAAGGCTGTGAATATACCAAGTGCCGCTGTTTGGAAAGAAGCAGCCGGTCCATACTCAATAAGTGGTATTCCTGATATAACTTGTATAATAAGGGGACAGTATTATGGATTTGAGGTTAAACGACCATTCATTGGGAGACTCAGTAAGATTCAGAGAGAAACAATTGACTGGATAAATAGATCAGGTGGTAGGGTGCATGTTGTGACTTCGGTAAAGGAAGTGGCAGAGATTTTGAAAGATGAAATTAAAGGGGTGTTTGATGGGAGCTGTGACAATGACAGCTAAAGAGTATCTAAGACAATTGAAAACCCTTGATTGCCTTATAAAAGCTAAGGAACTTGAGAAGGAAAGACTTATATCATTGGCTGAAAAAGTTAGCGTGAGCTTATCAGAGAAGGTACAAGGCGGATCAGGCGGTGGAGCAGAGAATGCAATAGTTGATAGTGTGGATCTAGAAAAGGAGATTACTGCAGATATTAAAAAGCTTGTAGAATTATTAGAAGAGGCAAGAGGGTTTATAAATAAGTTAGATAATGAGAGGTACAAAGCAGTATTATCAATGCGATATATATCTGATATGACATTTGAAACGATAGCAGACACGATGCATTATTCACTAGGCACAATACATAATCTGCACGCAAGGGGGCTGAAAGAGTTTGATAAAGTATTTAGTGAGAAAAAGTGAAGAAAAGTGAAGAAAAGTGAATAAAAATGAAGAAAATAAAGTTAGAAGTGTGGTATGCTATATACGTGAAAAGTTTAAGCAAGTACTTTTTCATAAGATTCTCCTTTTAAGGGTATGAGAGCGGTCGGGCATTTTACCGCTCTCAATTTGAGGATAAATCGTTGTAATGAACCTCTTAAGTTATTTTTCAATTAAGACAGTCATGTGTGGTCAAGCGTGGCTGTCTTTTTTGTATGCAGGAAGGAGCTGATGATATATCAAATTAACATTAAAACAACAGAGATTTGCTGATGAATATATCATCAGCGGGAATGCGACAGAGGCAGCCATAAAGGCAGGATACAGTAAGAAGACGGCAAACAGAATAGCGACAGAGAACTTGTCAAAACTTGTCATACAAACCTATATTGGCGAAAAACTTAAAGAGTTATCAGACAAAAAGATTGCCGACCAGCAGGAAGTCCTTGCGTACCTTACCTCAGTTCTTAGAGGCGAAACGCAGTCAGAGATTGTAGTTGTTGAAGGTCAAGGCGAGGGAGTAAGCAGGGCGAAACCCATGCAGAAAGCCCCTGACGAAAGGGAACGCTTAAAGGCTGCAGAATTACTCGGTAAGCGCATGGGATTGTTTAAAGAAAGAGTTGAGCTAAGCACAGATGAGCCTAGCAAGAAGCTATCCGACATACTGGATCAGCTGGGAGGTGAGGGCCTTGAAGAGTAGCTTCCCGCTTTCTGATAAGTATATCGACTTCATAAACTCAACAAAGGGAGTCAATGCTGACTTCCTGGAAGGTACAACGGCATCAGGTAAAACTACTGTAGGTGCAGGCGTAAAGTTTATGAAAATGGTAAGTGCTAGCAAAAAGAAACTGCATATCATAGCAGCCAAGACTACCGGAGTTGCAGAGAAGAACATCATACAGCAGGACAACGGTATATTGGACATACACAATACAGCTATTTATTGCGGTAATGGAGATAAGGACAATAAGATACCGCATATAAAGTTTGAGGGCAAAATAATATATGTTCTTGGCTATGATAACAGAGACAAGTGGGAGCTTGTACTCGGATCGCAGTTTGGATGCGTGTACATTGACGAGATTAACACTGCTAATATTGAATTTGTCAGAGAGATATCAACAAGAAATGATTATCTGATGGCAACGCTGAATCCTGATAATCCGGATTTGCCCGTATATAAAGAATTTGTAAACAGGTCAAGGCCTTATAAGAAGTATGAGCAGGATGTCCCTAAAGAAATATTGGAAGAGCTAAAAGAAAAGCCGGTACAAGGATGGAGGTACTGGTTTTTTTCGTTCAGAGATAACTTAAGTTTAACAGATGAGCAGATCACTAAAAAGATAGAGTCCGCCCCTGCAGGAACTAAGTTGTATAAAAACAAGATACAAGGTTTGCGAGGTAAAGCTACGGGCTTGATATTCCCGAACTTTGACAGAAAAAAGCATGTTATAAGCACTGCAGAGGCGAAGAAGTACGAGTTTAGGAAGTTTAGTGCAGCGCTGGATACAGCCTACTCAAGTAAAAGCCCTGATACAATCGCTATGGTATTCCAAGGTATTACCAAGTGCCGTAAGGTTATAACTCTTACTGAAAAAGTATATAACAACGCTAACCTTGATACGCCTTTGGCACCGTCCGATACAGTTAAAAAGTTTATTAATTTTCTTGATGAGAATAAAGATACATGGGGATTGGCAAGAGATGTATTTATAGACAGTGCAGACCAAGCGACCATAACAGAGCTTAATAAGTACAAGAGACTGAATGGCTCAATATATAAATTCAACAATGCCTATAAGGCTATGAAGATTATAGACCGTATAAATCTCATGCTTGGATGGATACAGCAAGGCGCATACTTAGTGTGTGACGGTTGTACAGAACATCTTAAAGAGATTGATACATACAGCTGGAAAGAGGATAAGGATGAGCCAGAAGATGCAAACGATCATACTATAAACGCAAGCCAGTATTCGTGGATACCATATAAGCATCTTATAGGATTTGAAGAGAAAGAGAGACCGGATGAGGATAATGGAGACTATTAAAAAGAGTATAAGAAGCTGGCTGGAGATACAGCCGGCAGACCCTTACACAATAAAAATAATAGATAGCATAGACTTTGAGACTAACGCTATCCGTAACAAAATCTGGTATCGTGGCGACAGTAATGAACTTGAACAGTTATACGGACAGTTGCTTGAACAGGCAGATAAGTATAAATTCTGGGCATCAAAAAGTACACCGGGGCAGGAGATAAGAAAAGTACATACAGGTTTGCCCGGACTCATAGTTAAAGTGCTTACTGATGTAGTGCTCAATGACTTAAATGATTTTGATTTTGAGTCAGATAAGCATAAAAATCTTTGGGCTGAAATGGATAAGGAAGAGCTATTTTTGGAGCAGCTTAATACTGCACTTAGGGAAATGCTGT